GTAGAGGTTGGTTGTCACCTATCAAGTCTGGAGTGATGTATAGTCTCGCAACATTCTCCTGAAACCCAGATTCTTCAGTAGATTGCACAAACTCGATAGGTACTTTAATTGTATAGTTTGTGTCGACTGTTATGTACTCTCCCGTTGTGTTGTTATAGCTAGATACACCCTTTCGTGTATAAACAACGGAGGTGTCTAATGAGTTCCCAAGTTGAGACACTACCTGTTTGGCAATATTCTTAAATGCTGTGTCTAGTTGCCCTGCCATTAGCCTCTAACTACCCTCATCTGAAAAGATCCTGCTCCACCAAGTATATATGCACCTAAATAACTTTGTAACCAAGGATAGACATCCATAATATTATTTACTGATCCTGTTCCCTGACTTGCAGTATTGTATTTGACCTCTATATCTCCTAGTTTTACTTCAGAAAAATTACCATCTGTTCCTGTGTTACCTGTCATAGCATCTGTATCATTAGCCAGTGATCTAGCTAGTTCGTATTGTGCATATTTAATATTTAATGGAATCGTGCTGCAAGCTAGTTCTACACCATCCACTTGATAATTATTTCTTGGAAACTTTAGTGCCTGACCGTCATCGCATCTGTCTCCGTAGAATACGAAGCTGTCGATCCATCTAGTAGCTGATATTAGTGCTCTATTCTTTTGATCGTCTGTCTTATTTGTCCAGGTTGAAGAGTCTGGAACTGTCTCAAAGTAAGTATTGGCTTCTGTAAGCGTGACATAGCTGTTAGCGTTAGCGTCTTTTACAGTTGCATTTAAGTAATTTTAGTTTTATTGTAGCGTAAAGAAAAAACCCCACCAATATTAGGTGAGGTTTGATGACCACAATTTAATCTTATTAAGAAATAGTAGATGTATCAAGTGGTGAGTTAACGATTAGCTCAACAATAGGAACTAAATCTACATCATATGTAGCAGCCCAGTTGCTTGAACTCATCAACTGAGCATTAGTTGGGTTATCTGTAGCAGATGCCCACTTAGTACCCATAATGTGATAAGCAGTATGATAATCAACTGACATAACATCTTGCTTAGATAAGATGTTTCTATCTGATTCAATGCTTAGAGGAGATTGCTGACCTTCAAGAATTGTTCCTGACTTAATTAAGTAACAACGGAACTCAGTTTGATGACCAGATGCACCTGGAGCAGATGTATTAACTTGAGAGTCAATAACAACATTCATGCCAGCGAACTGACCGATTGATCTGTCAGTAACACCAACACCACCGCCACCCCATTGGATAGCACCACCAGAAGTTAGAGAATCACTAGAGAATGTCAACATACCAACCTGATATAGGTAGTAAGCAACAGATGGGTGAATTACTAGAGTATCTAGTTCTTCGCCTCTTTCTCCGAGAAGTGATCTTGCTCTTGCTGCTGTAGCTGCTGTTAGGAAGTTGTCAGCATCAGCACCAGTACCAGCTTTTGCAATGTCAAGATGATTAGCACCTAGAGCACCTGCACCACCAGCAAACAAACCATTTAGATGACTAAATAATCTTGCTGAGTTTAGTTTGTTGATAGCATCTGCAATTTGGTTTCTGATGTGACCCATTGGATCTTCACCAGCAGCCAATACAGCTACATCATCAACAGCATACGCAAAACCTCTGTGACAGATAGTTGCGATTTGTGTTCCTGTACCAATCTTCTGTGGTGTCAAATAACCATTGTTACTTGTACCCCATGAAGCTGTACCATCTAAGAT